ATATACTACATATGGCAGTGTCATGGTAAATCAGAGCCGTGGATTAGTATTTTCAAAATTTGCCCATGGTCTGAAGAAGACGAAAAGTGTATATTTGTAGGCATACCAGATATGTTACTTAAAAAGTATGCACCTGAACAGATCGAGACTGAAGAGTTCTTGTGTGACGACTTTTGTAGCACGCATGGTTGCGTAAATGACCCTAATTTTCAACCGTTTCCAGGTGAATGCTGCAAGAATACAAACTAAATACGAACAATGACGGATAATAATCTAAACAAATCAATGACTGAAAAAGAACTAAACAGCTTAGCTAACAAGATCGTAGCGAAGATGATGCATCTTAAAACTATGGAACAATGGTTTGATCACGTTCGTGACAGCGACCTGGCTAAAGATGCGGACTTCTTCAGTCTGCACGTAAGCGAGGAGTATGAAGCTATGGGCGATCTAGCCAAGCTTATTACTCTTCTAAACTTGTATACTGAAGACGAAGAGTATGAAAAGTGCGTTATTATTAAACGTAGAATAGAAACAGTAAATAAAATATTAGATAAATATGATGAGACATAAGCCAATGCTGGCATATCCTGTCAGCGACAAACCAATTGACTACAATGAACCTGTATTCATGCAACCTAAACTTGATGGCGTTCGTTGCCTTATACAATGCGACAACGGCGTAGTTTCTGCATGGTCACGTACAGGTAAGCAATGGCTTAACATCGATCACATCTTGTTTAACCTTGAACCTTTCTTCAAGTTTCACCCGCAAGTTGTAC